CCAAGGAAAACATCATCAGTTGGGAAAAAATACCATTTGAAGATAGAAACTATGATGAGTTAAAGATTATGATGGACTCAGGTTACAAACCTTGTTCATCATGGTTTGAGGGGATGGTCAAAAAATTGAAGTATGATAAAAGAAAAGTTAGTCAGGAATTAGAGTGTAATTTTTTGGGTTCAGGTGATAATGTATTTGATTCACTATTGATGCAAAAAGTTAGAGAAAATTATTTGAAGGAACCTCAGAATAAAATGATTGGAAATTCACTATGGATATGGAAAGAACCAATTATGGGACACAAATATGTAATGGGCGTGGATGTTAGTAGAGGTGATAGTGAGGACTTTAGTTCATTTCAAATTATTGATTTTGATGAGAGAGAACAAGTTGCAGAATACGTTGGGAAATTACCACCTGATACGATGGCTGAAATATGTTATAAATGGGGCAATATGTACAATTGTTTTATTGTAATAGATATTACTGGTGGTATGGGTGTGTCAACATCTAGAAAACTACAAGAAATGGGTTACAAGAATTTATACGTTGATGGTGTTGATTTAGCCAATAAATGGAAATACGACCCAAAGGCCTTAGAAAAAATACCTGGTTTAAATTTCAACAACAAACGTGTACAAATTATTGCATCATTTGAAGAAGCTATGCGACACGAATTCAAAATTTATAGTTCGAGATTATTCAATGAAATGAATACTTTCGTGTATGTTAATGGAAGACCTGATCATCAAAAGGGGCAGCACGATGACTTAATTATGTCTGTTGCAATGGCAACTTATGTTGCTGAATCATCATTCAGTAGTTTAGAAAGAGTAACAGAACAAACAAAAGCAATGTTAGATTCTTGGTCAGTAAGTAATAATGAAAATATATCAAAACAAGTTGAGTTTAATCCAGTAATGCCTTATTACCAAGAAAACATAAACAGAAATAATCAACAACAAATCAGTAGAGAGGATTATATGAAATATTCTTGGTTATTCGGTGGTAGATAATATTTATAAATAAAACACTATGGGGTTTGTAAATCGAAAAAAATCTGGAAAAACTTTTAATGGTTCAAAATTGAACGTTACTGGTCAAGGTATATCAACAACTAAGTTGTCTCCTCCCGATAAAATAGTTTTTAATGATAATAAACCATCAAATTCGACCACAACGAATTCAAATCAGAATTAAGTATTTAGAATTACAAGAAGATTTCTAAAATTTCAATATGGAAAATAATGAAAAAAATTTAACGGTATGGCAAAGATTGACCCACGCGTTTGGTCCTAATGCCTTATTAAATCAAGATTACCCAACATATAGTTTTGATAGAAAAGAGTTATTGAAAACTAAGTCAAAACAAGAATATGATAAGGAATTATTACAAGCACAACAAACATACTATTTAGCAAATCAATGGACTAAAATAGAAAGTAATCTTTATACTCAAGCGGTATATTATGAACCAACTAGATTAGCGTCATTTTATGATTACGAAAGTATGGAGTACACACCAGAAATATCGGCCGCTTTAGATATATATGCTGAGGAATCTACAACAGTTGACCAAAATGGTTTTATGTTGCAAATTTACTCGGAATCGAAACGTATCAAAGGAATATTGTTAGATTTATTTTTAAATGTTTTGGATGTGAACACAAACTTACCAATGTGGACAAGAAACACTTGTAAGTATGGTGACAATTTTGTGTATTTGAAACTTGACCCTGAAAAAGGTGTTGTTGGATGTATGCAATTACCAAACATAGAGATTGAACGTTTGGAAAGAGGTATGCCTGCTCAAGCAAGTAGACAGAATGTTGAAGAACCCGCAGAAAACAAAGGTTTAAGATTTAAATGGAAAGCCAAGGATATGGAGTTTAATTCTTGGGAAATCGCACATTTCCGTTTGTTAGGTGATGATAGAAAGTTACCTTATGGTACATCGATGTTGGAAAAAGCAAGACGTATTTGGAAACAATTATTATTATCTGAAGATGCTATGTTAATTTATAGAACTTCACGTGCACCTGAAAGAAGGGTATTCAAAGTATTTGTTGGAAATATGGACGATAAAGATGTTGAACCATATGTTCAACGTGTTGCAAATAAGTTCAAACGTAGTCAAGTAGTTGATTCGCAAACAGGTAATGTTGATATGAGATTTAATCAAATGGCTGTTGACCAAGATTATTTTATTCCTGTTAGGGATGCCGCTGCGGCTAACCCAATTGATACTTTACCAGGTGGACAAAATTTAGGTGAAATTGCAGATATCGAATACATTCAAAAGAAATTACTCACAGCATTACGTGTACCTAAAGCATTTTTAGGTTTTGAAGAACCTGTTGGTGATGGTAAAAATTTATCACTGATAGATATTCGTTTTGCCAGAACAATCAATAGAATACAAAAATCTATGATTGCTGAAATGAATAAAATAGCAATTATTCATTTGTTTTTATTGGGGTTTGAAGATGAATTATCCAATTTTACTTTAGCATTAACAAATCCTTCATCTCAAGCTGACTTACTAAAGATTGATATTTGGAAGGAAAAAGTTGCTTTATACAAAGAATGTGTAACTTCAATTGAAGGGATTGCACCAACATCAGTTTCTTGGGCTAAGAAACACGTTATGGGCTTTTCTGATGAAGAAATTAAACTTGATTTACAACAACAAAGAATTGAAAAGGCTGTTGGTGCTGAATTAACTAACACAGCAACAATTATCACCAACACAGGTATTTTTGATAATGTTGACAAACTTTATACAGCACAAACTGGTACTACTTCAGGTGGAGCGCCTCCACCTCCAGCCGGTGGTGAGGGTGGTGGTACTCCACCACCTATGGGAGAAACTATCAATAACAAAGATAATTTTAACATTTTATTAGAAAACCAAGGCATTTTTGATGAATCTAGTATTATTGATTTATCGAAGGCAAGAAATTATTTAGGGGAAATGGAAAATCAATTAAGTAAACTCCTAAAAGATTAATATTTATTAAATAAAAAACTCATTATGAAATTTGGTATAATTAAATCAAAAATAGATAAAATCTTATTGGAATCCTTTAGTGATAAAGAACAATTCAAAAAGGAAATGAAAAATTTCCAAGAGTATATTTTGGAGAACAAATCACTTACAAAATTATTTTGGATTTACGATGAATTAAAAACAAAAAGAAATGTGGATTCATCAATCGTAAATGATTATATCAATGAATCTATAAATTTGTACAAAACTATTCAATCTAAGATTCAAACTAAGGATTTAACAAAATTAAATAATTGGTTGGGTAATGTTGATGTTGAAAACAACTATACAGATATCGACAATTTATTTTCGGAAAGTGTTTTAGATATTGAGGAAAAAATCAAAAGTAAAAAGACAATTAGTGAATCTTTGAAAAAGAAATCAATTACTAAATCAGAGGTAATTAATCTTCCAATTGGTACTATGGTAAACATAGCTAACAAAACGATTAATACCTATATCAATAATTTGAATGAAGAGGACAAAAGTAAATTAATAAATTTCTTGTCTTCAGATTCAAAAGAAATGGAACAACAATATGTTGTGATTAAAGAAGAGGTAATTTCAAAGTTGAACAAGATACAAAAAAATTCTGATTCTGAAACTTCGAACAAAATTGATGAAACAATAGGAAAAATATCAACTGAAAAGTTTGACAAGTTAAATTTATTCAGATTAAAAGAACTTAATAATAGTATTTAATCTTGTTGTTTTTTGTACTTTTGTACATATTTTGCTTTATTAATTTCATCTCTTCTAGTTACAGAATTTTTTGTAAATTCTTTTCTTTTTTTCAACTCAGTCATCAACTTAGTTTTGATGACCTTACTCTTGAAAAGTTTCAAAGCTTTTTCAATTGAGGTTTTACTATCTACATTGATTATTAACATAATTTTGTTTTTTAGTTTATTATTTTTCTCTTTTTGACTATTAAGTAAATATCTGTTATTTTTGTTTAAAAATAAACTTAAAACAATGTTTTTTAATGAAGAAAGGAAAAACCTCTAAAATACAAGGGTTCAAAATTGCAAAGGTATTATATGGTACTGTAGATTCGTTCGAACTGAACTCAATCTATCTAAATATTCAAACTTGGGTTGAACCAAAAATTGAAGTGGAAAATTGGAATCGTGTGGTCTTAAATATAAGTAGAAGTATCAAACACACAATACATAACAATTTAAATCAAAATTTATTTAAAGAAAATTTTATTGTCGATTTAGATTTGAGGTCAAGTGGAATATCATTAGGAAAAAAATCATTTTTAAATTTAGAAATCAATTTTTTCATAACCTCAAAGGAACTTGATTTCAAATCTTCTGAATTAAAGGAGGATTTAAAAAGTTTAACTAAAAACATACTCAAAGAAAATTTTAGTAATAACAAATATTTTTCATTTACCCTAACCAAAAAAGACAAAAATACTGAAACAAACTTGTAAAACTATATTTGAATCATATTTATATATTAAAAACAAATTATGAATTTAGAAGTTATAAAACCAGGTCAGGTTGGTAAAGGTATATTAATTGAATATGATGCGGGTTATGTTTCACCAGTCATGGAAGAAAATGCGAGAATAATAAAGGAATCTAAAAATTTTTTAGACCATTCAAAACCTTTCGAATTCTACGCTGTGTTACAAAAATATAACACCCCAAATAGAAATGGAAGAATTTATCCCGAAAGAATTTTGAAAAGGGAAGCTGAAAATTATAAAAAAATGATTCAAAAGGGAACTTCGTTATCTGAACTAAATCACCCTGAATCTTCTCTTATTGATTTAGACAGAGTTTCTCATATCATAACTGAAATATGGTGGGAAGGTCCTATTTTGATGGGAAAATTAAAATTACTGACATCTCCTGGTTTTCACGAAAGAGGTATTGTTTCAACTAAGGGTGATATGGCGGCAAACTATCTTAGACAAGGTGTTACATTAGGTATTTCATCTCGTGGTGTTGGCTCTCTGAAAAAGGTAGGTGAACAAAATGAAGTACAAGATGATTTTGAACTAATTTGTTTTGATTTAGTTTCATCACCATCAACACCAGGTGCTTATTTATTTTTAAACAAAGAGGACA